AAAGGTCGTCGCCTCATCCACCACACTGGTCGTGTCCGTCGCCGGATCGAGCACGTTCACCACCACACAGATCGGGCCGTTGCCCTGATCGAAGATGGCGTTGAGCGCGCGCGGAATGGTGAAGCCGGCACGGTTCTGGCCGAAGTACCGCGCGGCGTCCCGGTCGTTGGTGACCAGCCGGATACGGTTCAACGAGCGATCGGCCGCAGCGACGTCCAGCATCGGCGCGGTGCCGACCAGGCCGATGACGGCCGTTTTCACGCCCCGGATCGGGCGCGGTCCCGTGTCCAGCTCGATGGTTTCGACGCCGTGTAGAAAATTGGCGGGCATAGTCAGTCTCCTTGTTCAAAGCGCTCGATGCCGGCGGCGGTGATGCGCACGCGCACCGAGGCGTGTTCGATCAATCCGGCCTCGACCAGATAGCCCAGCGCGAACCCGGCCTCGGCCGGATCGTGCCCCCGGGCGTGGGTGAGGTCGCGCACGTAAGCCTGGTGGCCGTCGCGCCGGGCCGCGTACAGATGATTCAGCATCGCTTGGCGGATGACCTGTTGGCGAAGGATGAAGTCCTGATCACGCATCGTTCCCCCCCAAGGTCTCCAACAGATCGGTCAGCCGGCGTTTCTCGTCCGAGAGCCGCCGCATTTCCTCGCGGGCGGCGAGGCCGGCATCACAGAGGAGCTGGGCGCGGTCGAGCAGCAGGCCGGCGTTGAGCGCGGCGAACGCCGGCGCGGTGACTACGGACTCCGCCAGCACGGCCTCCCGCAGATCGGCCGCCGCCTTCATGACCTGCGGCACGACCGCCTCCATGCGGCGGTTGATCTCAAACAGGCGCGCCTTGATTTCGATGAGATTCACGCTTCGTCCTCCTTCTTGGACGGCTTCGGCGCGGTTTTCGGGAGCGGCGTCAAAAACCCCTTGGCCACCAGCCCCCCCACATAGTCGTTGTCTTCCGGCAGCTCGACCTCGGCGCCGGGGTGCAGGTTGACATCGAGGCCCCCCGACAGCGTGACGCTGCTCACCGGGCCGTCGTAGCGGTATCTAGTCATTGCGGAAACTCCTCATAAGTCACGCGCCCATCGGGTTGCTGGATCGTTTCGACCCGCTCGTACCCATCGAGCGTGGTCACATGTTTCAGAGGCGAACCGTCGTCCTCGCAGCCGTCCTCGATCGCCAGGGTCGGGGCGCAGAAGTCGACCGCGTAGCGCCACTCCCCGCCGTGCTCCTCCAGGAACGCGTCGCGGAGCGGGTAAACCTTGCCGAACCCCGCCGGCTTGAACCCCGTCAGCACCCGCCGGGCCCGCTCCAGATAGGCGTAGAGCCCGTCCTGCCCGTTGAGCGCCCGGAACAGGAGGGTGATCTCGATCGCCATTCGGCGCTCCTGGACCACCGCATCCGTGTCCATCAGCGCGCCGTAGTCGCTGCCGTGATACCGGACCAGGATCGCGCCGACCGGATGCAGAAACTGGTAATTGGCCGGATTGGCCGGATACGGCATCACTTCGACATCCGTCAGGACCGCCCCCAGCCGGGCGACGATCGCCGCCTCCAGCGCCTCGATGGTGTTGGGCGCCACGCTCATCGATACCGGTTCAGCACGTCCCGGGAGAACAGCCGCTCGCCGCGTATCCGGGTCCGCATCCGGGCGCCGGCCTCGGGCTGGGCCTGGGCGGGATCGTCCGCCACGCCCAGGCTGATGCGGCCGGCGCGGATGTCATCCAGCGTCTGCAGCGCGTCCTTTCGGCCGCGTACCACGGCGGGCGGCAGATCGTCCTTGCCCTCGGGCCGCCGGTCGTAGATCGCGTAGCGCACCAGCTGCACCACGATGTCCCGCACGATGGTCGGTACCTCCGTCAGCGGCAACAGGTTGCGCTGCCGCAGGTACCCGTCGACCCGTTCCTCCTGGCCGGCCACGATCTCCTCGACCAACGCGAAGTTTGGTGTCGTCGCCGGCGGCGTATCGTTGGTCAGCTGCGCCAAGGTGCGAGGCGGGATGACCTTCTGCAGGTCGTCGAGAGTGCAGTAGCGCATGGCAGGACGTCAGACCGCCCCGAACTCGACCAGGGCTTCGGGGAACAGACACAGCGCCAGCGGGTTGGCCTGCACTTCCAGATCCCAGCCCTTGTTGAACTTCCGCGGTTCGCCTTTGGAATAGTAAGGTTGTCCCGGGGTATTCACGGTCTCGTTGTAATTGGCCGGCGCGTTGTGCATCTGGAATACGCCGGACCCCAGCGGGAACAAGCGGGCTTGGCCGGCCGGGATGAAGCGCTGGCCGGACACCGTGACGTCCAGTTCGAAGAAGCGGACCCCGCCGAACGTGAAGTCGTTGCGCACGTCGCCCCCCAGCCGGTCCTGCGCCGCCTGCCAGTTGGCGTAGGCCGCTTGCACCTTGGGATGGTCGGTCAGGAGGTCCATGAACTCCTTGGAGGCGGCGCAGGCAAACCCCGTCACGGCGGCGCCTGTCAGCTTCTGTTCCGCATGGCGCTTGCCTTCCATGATCTTCGCGCGGACGTCCAGGGTGGCGGTGCCGAATGCGATGCCCACCGTTTTCTTGGTGACGCCGAATTCGTCATAGAGGTCGTAGACCACTGTGCCGTCCGCGTCGAGGATCTGCCCGCCCAGCGCGCCAACCCGCTGCCATTCGCGGGTGATCTCGATGGAGTCCCGCATGATCTGCAGCCTGTCGTTGATGACCCGCGCCTGCGGCTCCAGCGTGGAACCGGTCATGTCTTCACCGAACGGGGCGATGTTCTGGATGTCCTCCGGCAGGATCGCGCCGGCCTCGAGCAGGTGAAAGGTCTCGAACACCCGGCGGGTCCGGCGCTTGCGGCGGACCACTTCGGGCGCGTCGCTGCGAGATCGGTTGGGCACCAGGTGCAGCCGTCCCTGGTCTTCTTCGATCGCTATGGTCGTGGTACGCACGCCCGCTTCGGCGAAAATGCCGAGGTCACGGATCTTGTAGGTCGCATAGGGCAGTTTGTTGACTGCGGCGGTCAGGGTGGTGACGGTGAACAGATCAGCTAGATTCATGGCGTGCCTTCAGACGGAGTCGATGACCTTGAGTCCCAGCGCCAGCAGCGCGGCGCGGGCGGTGGCTTTCTGGGGATCGGTGATGCCGCTTTTCCAGACCAGGCCATGGGCGTCGAGCACGGCGCCGCGCGCAATGACGGGCGCTGCAACATCCGCGCTGGCGGCAGCGGCCTGGGCCAGCAGGACCGCCACGGCATCCTGGGAGCCGTCGCTGGCCGCCGGATCATGCAGTTTGTATTTGCCGCTGGCGGTGATCCTGCCGAGTACGGTACCGGGAGCGAGATCGGCGCCGGCGGCGATCGTCACGCGGTCGCGGGACCATGACGCGTCGACCTCGTACAGCAAGACGTCGGAAATGACATTCGGGTCGGTATGACTTGGCATTGCGGCCTACCTCCTGAGAGTTTCCGCGCGGCGTTCCGCGTCGGCGACGAGGGGGTTCTTGGACGGTGCCTGGCGGGCCCGGTCCGCCGTGGCGAATTCGCCGAACTGCACCACCGCACCGCCTTCGGCGAACAGGGCCTTCACGGCATCGACCAGGGGACGGGTCGAACCATCCTCGCCGGCGAACTGGGGCAGGCCCCCCTCATCGGACGCCTTGCCGGCCAGCATGAGCAACTCGACCAGGAGATTCTTGTGCTTGGGCGCCAGCCGGACCCGGCCGTTGCCGTCCGGGCGGGTGAGCTCCTGGGCGAACTGGACCGCTTCGTCCCGGCGCCGGGCTTCCGCGGCCAGGGATTCGCGCTGACGCGCCGCGGCCAGTTCGGCTTTGAGCCGTTCGTTTTCCGCCATCAAAGCGGCGGCTTGAGTGGAATCCACGGCGTTGTCCTCCTGAGTGGATTGGGAAAAATTGGGCTGGGGCGCGGTTTCCGGATCGCCTGCTTCCTCGCGGGCCTCCTCTTGCGCGGCGCTTTCCAGGAACTGCAGGTCGGCAGTGGGCACGACCTGGTCGGCGTCCTCGGTTCCGAACTTGACCAGCAGCCATTCCCGGAACCGGCGCCAGAGGCCGGCGTTCACGCTGTCGTCGAGTTCGCTGCCGAAGCGGACGATGCCGTCCTCATCCGTGGCGAATGCGGGGTTGAGCGTGGGCCGGCGCAGGCCGCGCACGGCCGGCGGCACCGCGCCGAGAAACGAGACCTCGCGGACGTACCATTTGCCGGGGACGGGGTTGCGGGGATGGTCGGGGGCGTACCAGCCGACCGAGACGTTCGGGAACGCCTGTTTATTCACCAGCTCGGCGAAGGCCGGTTCGACCGCCTCCGGGATGGCCTCGAGGCCGTCCGGGCCGTAGCTCAGCGCCTTGACGTGGCCATAGGCCGGATCGAGCCGGGTCGGGTGCCCGATCACGAGCGGCGCGCGATGCAAGGCAGGGTCGTAGCAGGCTGCCGCGTCGCGCAGATCCCGTTCGGTGAACTCGATCGGCCGGGTTCCGCCCATCGGCAGGTGGCGGCCGGGTTTGAAACAGTGGATGGAATTGGTCATGCCGCCAGCGTAGGCGGCCGGCGCCGGGGTTTCTTTTAGCGCGGATTAAAAACGCCTGAGCTGGCACCCAAGCGCATCTCCGGCGCGAAAAGCCGAGCGCCGTCAGGGCGCTTTAGCGCTGAAAATCGAGCGACCCGCCAGGGTAGGCCGGATTTTACCTGAAATCATCCAGAAACCGCGTTAGAGGCGCGTTAACGTCGATGCAAGGCATCAGACGCCCGCGGCCCGCTTCAGGTACGCCATCGTATCGTCCAATACCGCATCCCTGGCCTGGGGCGTCAATTCGCCTTCCGCCGTCATCGGCAGATACGGTCGGGCCGGGACCGTCACCTTACGGCCGCGGCCCGCCGGTCCGCCGAGCTGCTGGATGGCGGCGTAAACCTTCGAGGAGCCGATCCGCGCGAAGTCCGCGCCGGATTCGGTCGAGATCGATGCCGCCAACTGGCCCGACACCTGGAGCATCGGGCCCGGCCAGTGCCCCAGTCGAGTCCGTGCCTGTTTCGTGGAATCCGAAAGCGTAGGCCACCCCGGTCCCTCGGTCTCGAACCGGTGTTCGGTTTCGTCCTTCAGGGTCATCGCCAGGGTTTTCATCAGCGGCCCGAGATTCAGTCCAGCCCGCTGGATGCGGTCCAGCATTTGGCGGACTTCGGTGTCGTCGATGGTAACTTCGATGAGGTTGCTCATTGGGCTATACTCCCAGCCAGCCGATGGCGGTCATGAAAGCTTTCGCCCGACGCGTCCAAAGGAGCCGCACGGCGACTCACGCGGGGCGACGTGTGGGTCATTCTTTGTGCTATCTTTTTGCCCATCCGGAAACGGATGCCCATCGCGTGACCACGGAGCCCGTCCTCAAATCCATAGGCGCGCGGAGCGCGGCAGACTGACGGGAAGCTGCCGCATCATTTCCTTCGGTACAGCAGGAACCGTCCACGCTGCGCATCGATGTAGTCTCGCACCGATGAATAGCCACCCGCTTTTATCGCGTTTTCCGTGATCTGGAACAAGGTCGTCGCCGTCCAGCCATCGCGTCCCTCCTCGAACACTGCCAACCCCGGCAACGGCTCGCTTTCGAGCGCGAACACCTTGATCATGCGTCGCCTGAGCGCCTGACCGCCACTACGTACCGGCTGCCAAGCCAGCCAGATTTCATCCGGATTCTGAAGGGTATCCGCCAGCATCAGCAGATAGCGTTCGCGGCCATTCTTCAATATCTTCCACTGGCCTTTTGCATCCTTGAATAGATCTTCGGTGATGGGCAAAGGCTCCCCCATCACGTCCATGAACACCCCTGTCTTTGCGACTTCCCCAGGGAACGCATCCCGGAATCGCGCAAAATATTCCCGCTCGCTCAACCCCGCCGGCAACAGCCGCGCCGGATCGAACCGCTCCGGCTTCGGCAGCGCCGGCAGGACCTGCCCCGGCGCAAACGTCTTCGGCAGGGTATCCTGCGGCGGCGGGGTGAAAGGCTGGCTCCAGCTCCGGCCGGGATTGAAGTCGAACCCGGCATCCGGCGCGAAGAAATGCTTGTTGCCGTCGGCATCCACCACGGCGATCCCGGTGCGCCGAGCCTGCGTGATTTCGCCGGTCCGCTTGTCCGTGCCGGCGTCCACCGTGACCGTTCTGAGCTTGCCGGCCGAGGACTGCCAGGCGATCCCATCCCGCGCGAGGCTGCGTTCGGATCTCGGCCGGACCCGACAACGGCAGTTGAAGCCATTGGGCGGCCAGATCGTGTTCCAGACCGGATCGTCGTGGCGGAACACCCGCCCGTTCATGGCCCGGTGGCTGGGCCGGGTGCGGCCGTCCAGCACCGCGACGTATTGCCAATAGGGATGGCTGTCCGTGGCTTCGGCCATTTCCTGGTAATTCGCCGCCATGAAGGCGGATTGCAGGTTGGTCCGGTAGATCGTGGCCAGCCGCCACGGGCTGCCCAGCCGGGCGACTTCGGCATTGCCGGCACCGTCGACGATGATCTGCTTGCCCCACCAGCCCTTGGCTTGCAGCGTGGGCTTCACGTTCTTTTGGAAATCCTTGAGCGTTTGGCCCTGGCGGAGCGCGCGGTCGAGGGCATTCCGGATGTCCTGCACCACGTCCAGCCGCACTGCCTTCGCAATGGTAAAGGCCCGTGCATGGGCATCGTCCAGCATCGCCTGCCAGTTCCCGGTGAGCTTGTAGCCCTTGTGCTGGAGGTAGGCGATCGCGGCCTTGGGCTCCAGATTGAAAATGGCCTTCAGATCGGTGGCGGGCAGACTCATACCACGATGGCCCGCGTCGCGTAGCGATAGGTGATGCGTATTTGGCCCGGCGCACCGGCACCGCCGCTGGCCACGTGGTTACCGATCATGTTTGCGCCGGACTGGC